AAGAAGATGGTATAATTGAGAGTATAAAAGAGTTAGATCCCTATACATTACAACCAGTTTATTCTGATGGTGATGTTCTTTATGCTTTGGAAGTTAATAGAGGATGGTTTGAAGAAAATAGTGTATTTGAAGGAGATCAGATTTTAACACTTAAGAAATAATAAATAGAAGGGTAGATAATACTATTATAATGAAAAGTGTATCAATTGAAGATGCTAAGGGTAATCCTTTTTTAGAAGTTATTGATGTAATAACTCCAGAACCTCTTAAGCCTTCAAAAGTAATTGAAGCAACACGTTTGCCTAATTATCAGAAAGTAGGAAATATAATATCCATCCAATTGGCTTGGAGGGGCAGAAACTATATGGTACAAATGTTTTTCCCACAAGTCAAAAAACCATCTCGCAAGGAAGTACAGGATCAAGTAAGGAAAGTATATCCTGATGCTAAATTGTGGGGCTACCAAGTATCGGACTATGACCCAGGGGAACCACTCCTCCAGATTGGAGGACAACGATAAAGAGATCGAAGAATTAAGAAAGAAAGCAGAGAATTTACAAAAACTATTAGATATGACAAGAAAAACTCTCGAACACGACAAAAAACATTTATTTGGAGAAATGATGTAGGAAATTATTATGGCTATTGATGACATCTATCTAGGCAATCCGAATTTAAAAAAAGCGAATACTGCTATTAACTTTACTCAAGACCAAATTCTTGAGTTTATGGCATGTAGAGAGGATCCAGTTTATTTTGCAGAACAGCATGTAAAAATTGTTACTCTGGATCATGGTTTAATGCCTTTTGAACCCTATACTTTTCAAAAGAAATTAATATCAAATTTTCACGATAATAGATTTAACATTTGTAAGATGCCACGTCAGACGGGTAAGTCTACAACTGTTATATCTTATTTGTTGCATTATTTACTTTTTAATGATAGTGTAAATATTGGTATACTAGCAAACAAAGCAGCAACTGCTAGGGAGCTCCTGGGGCGTTTACAGACTGCCTATGAGAATATTCCTAAATGGATGCAGCAGGGTGTGTTATCATGGAACAGAGGTTCATTGGAGTTAGAGAATGGCAGTAAGATATTGGCAGCTTCTACATCTGCGAGTGCTGTCCGAGGTATGTCGTTTAACATCCTCTTCCTCGATGAATTTGCATTCGTTCCGAACCATATTGCAGACTCATTCTTTAGTTCCGTTTATCCTACTATTACTTCTGGTAAGAGCACAAAAGTCATCATTGTCTCAACGCCTCATGGAATGAATCATTTTTACCGTTTATGGCATGATGCAGAACGGCAAAAAAATGAGTATATCCCTACAGATGTTCATTGGTCGGAAGTACCAGGAAGAGATGATAAGTGGCGTCAACAAACTATTGCTAATACATCAGAGCAGCAATTTAAAGTTGAGTTTGAATGTGAATTTTTAGGATCAGTTGATACTCTTATTGCTCCCAGTAAGTTAAGAACATTAGTATATGAGAATCCTCTAAAAAGAAATGCTGGTTTAGATGTATATGAAGATCCTTTAAAGGGACATGATTATGTTTGTACAGTGGATGTAGCACGAGGAGTAGTAAAAGATTACTCTGCTTTTGTAATTGTTGATATAACAGAATTTCCTCATAGAGTAATTGCGAAATATAGAAATAATGAAATAAAACCTATGCTATTTCCTAGTGTCATTTATGAAGTAGCAAAGAGTTATAATGATGCTTTTATTCTTTGTGAGGTAAATGATGTGGGGGATCAGGTAGCATCAATTTTAAATTATGATATGGAGTATCCCAATTTGCTTATGGCCTCCATGAGGGGCAGAGCAGGGCAAGTGGTGGGTCAGGGTTTTTCTGGAAAGAAAACTCAATTAGGAGTTAAAATGTCCAAAACAGTTAAGAAGGTAGGATCTCTTAATCTTAAAACATTAATTGAAACAGATAAGCTTATATTCAATGATTATGAGATTATGAGTGAATTGACTACTTTTATTCAAAAAAATAATTCATTTGAAGCAGAAGATGGATGTAATGATGACCTTGCAATGTGTCTTGTCATATTTGCATGGTTAGTTGCTCAAGATTATTTTAAAGAACTTACAGATCAAGATGTAAGAAAAAGATTATATGAAGAACAAAAGAATCAAATTGAACAAGATATGGCACCTTTTGGTTTTGTTAGTGATGGATTAGATGATAAAAGTTTTGTCGATAAAGATGGGGATAGGTGGTTTGTTGATGAAGATGGAACTCAAGGACTGAATAGATTGAGAGATGGTCCTAATACATGGAATACAGATGAGTATGGTGATCGATCATATATGTGGGAGTATATGTAAAGTGTGTAAACAATAAATAATTTCAGATAAATCTGAGATTCGGAGAAAAAGAACATGGCGACTCCTCAATTATCTCCTGGTGTATTAACCAGGGAGGTTGATTTAACTGTAGGAAGAGCTGATAATGTATTGGACAACATTGGTGCACTGGCGGGACCATTCTCGCTCGGCCCAATTGATGATCCAATTAGTGTTGCTACAGAGCAAGATTTAATTAATGTATTTGGCAAGCCCATTTCAACAGATGCTCAATATGAGTATTGGATGAGTGCTTCCTCTTTCCTATCATACGGCGGAGTCTTGAAAGTATGTCGAACCGATGGAACAACACTCAATAACGCAAATGCGGGTGTTGGCATTGCTTCTACAACTGCATCTAAAATTAAGAACTATGATGATTATTTGAACAATTGGGATACGGCTACTAATTTCACTTATGCTGCTAAAGATCCTGGTACATGGGCTAACACATTAAAAGTATGTGTTATTGACAACTATGCGGATCAAACAGTTACTATTGGTAGCACTGATCCCGCAGTAGCAGGTGCGACTATTGGATTTGGTGTTACGGCATCATTGGCCAGTGTAGTTATTCCAGGAACAGGAACTACTTCTGAATTCACTGGTTATCTAAAAGGAATTATTACTGGCATTACTACTAATGCATCCACAGATGGATCAGTAGATGTTAAAATTGTTTCTCGTGTAGAAACATCTGGTGCTGGTTCTACTGAAACTGCAATTGATTATGCAGAAGGAACTACATCTAATGCATTTGCAGCGAGTCAGACACTCAACTTTGTTAATAATGCAGGTGTTACTTCTACAGGAACAGGTATTGGTGCTACGTCGTCTGCCATTGCTGATTGGTATGATGCTCAAACTCTAAATCTTACTAATGCAACGACTTATTGGAAGTCAATTGCTCCCAGACCTACATCCAATGTCTATACTACTAATAGAAGTGGTAAAGGCGATGGAATGCATGTGGTTGTAGTTGATGATACTGGTGATATTACTGGAATCAAAGGTAATATCTTAGAGAAGCATCTGGGTCTTTCTAAAGCACTTGATTCTGTATCAGATGTTAATTCTCCTCAAAAGAATTACTACAAGCAATATCTGGCTGATTTCTCAGATAATACTTATGCTGGATATAATGTTTCTGCAGCAACAGACACGTATTGGGGAACATCTCCAAGAGCAACTGGATTCACCACTACAGCTGGTGATGCTGCTTCCTATAGTCCAATTTCTACAGCAGATGGAATCTGGGGTCAGAATGCACAAGGAATTACCTTTAGTGCTGTAGGTAACAACACTTATACCTTAGGTGGGGGAGTTGATTACTCTGCTGCTGGTGGGTATAAGGCAGCACTTTCTGATCTAATTACATCTTATGGTAAATTTGAAAATAAAGATGAAATTGAAGTTGATTATTTGATTATGGGTCCAGGATGCACTAACCTAGAAGATTCTCAGGCAAAAGCAAACTATGTCCTTTCTCTAGCAAATAGTAGAAAAGATTGTGTTGCTACTGTTGGACCACATAGGGCAGATTTGGTTGGTGTTACTAACGCTACTACTCAGACGGATAATCTGGTTAAGTATTTCAGCCCACTAATGTCTACTTCTTATGGCATTTTTGATGCTGGTTATAAGTATACTTATGATCGCTTTAATAATAAGTTCCGTTGGATTCCAACCAATGCTGACGTTGCTGGTCTGATGACTCGCACAAATATTGTTGCTTATCCTTGGTTCTCACCTGCTGGTCAACAGCGTGGTGTTATTAATAATGCAGTTAAACTTGCATACAATCCCACCAAGGCACAGAGAGATATTCTTTATCCTCTAAGGGTTAATGCTTTTATCACGACACCTGGAATTGGAACACTTCTCTTTGGTGATAAGACTGCTCTCGGTTATGCATCTGCATTTGACCGTATTAATGTTCGTCGTCTGTTCCTTACTGTTGAGCAAGCATTGCAGAAAGCTGCTGAAGCTCAACTCTTTGAACTCAATGATGAATTAACAAGAGCAAGTTTCCGTAATATTGTTGAACCATATCTTCGTGATATTCAAGCGAAGAGGGGAGTTTATGGATTCCTTGTTATTTGTGATGAAACAAATAACACACCTGATGTTATTGATAATAATGAATTCCGCGCAGACATCTTCCTGAAGCCTGCGAAGTCGATTAATTATGTCACGCTAACCTTCGTTGCTACCCGAACTGGGGTTAGCTTTGAAGAAGTAGCTGGTCGCGTTTAACCTTATTAGATAAATAACAAACAGGAGGATAGCAAATCATGGCAATCAAGACCATCTCAGACTTTAAAAGTCAACTTCGAGGAGGAGGGGCAAGGCCCAATCTCTTTAACGTCCAATTGCCGGTACTACCGGCAAATGTTCAATCCACTTGGGACAAAGATAAGTTCCAATTTATGTGTAAAGCAGCATCACTGCCAGCTCAAAATGTAGCATCAATTGATGTTCCATTTAGAGGTCGTATTTTTAAAGTTGCTGGTGACAGGACTATTGATGTTTGGACTGTAACTATTATCAACGATGAGGACTTTATCTTCAGAAGGGCTTTTGAAGAATGGAGTGAGCAAATTGTTAGATTGAGTAACAATATGGGAACCACACGCCCATCTGAATATATGGTAAATGCTAGTGTACAGCAACTAGGTAGAGGTGCTACTCCAAGTAGTGTAGATAATGGAACCGTAGATGATAACGCTACTATTTTGAACACTTATGAGTTTGTTGATATTTGGCCAACTACCGTTGCTCCAATTGATCTTTCCTATGATTCAGGAGATACAATTGAAGAGTATACAGTTGACTTTGCTGTAAATAGTTTCCGGTGTTTGAATAATCCATCTGCTGCATAACTCCCATAAATAGTAGAAAGATAATTCCTAAAATAAATTATGGCTAAATTATTTGGGTTCTCAATAGAGGACGGCGAAGAATTACTATCTCCTACAGCAGTTTCTCCCATTCCTCCAAATAATGAGGATGGGAGTGACCACTATTTAACTAGTGGTTTTTTTGGTTCGTATGTTGATATTGAAGGAATCTATAGAACTGAATTTGATCTTCTTAAGAGATATCGTGAAATGGCACTTCATCCAGAGTGTGATAGTGCTATTGAAGATATTGTAAATGAAGCAATCGTTGTTGATACTAATGATAGTCCTGTTGAGATTGAATTATCTAACTTGAATGCTAGTGATGGGATTAAAGATAAAATTAGAGCAGAATTTAAATTTATTAAAGATCTTTTAGATTTTGATAAAAAAGCTCATGAAATCTATAGGAATTGGTATATTGATGGACGTATCTATTATCATAAAATTATTGATTTGAAAAAACCTCATGAAGGAATTCAGGAGTTGCGTTATATTGATGCAATGAAAATGCGTTTTATGAGGCAAAGTGTTAAGAAGGATAAAGATAAGTATAATGTAACGAAGCAGAATTCTGATAATCCAATGGATTATGAGTTTCCCGAAATTGAAGAGTATTTCATTTATAATCCTAGGCCTTCTTATCCTACAGGTAATATTAATGCTACGGGTGCTAGTCAAGGCATTAAAATGACTAGAGATTCTGTCACTTATTGTACTTCCGGTCTTGTAGATAGAAATAAAGGCAATACACTTTCATATCTTCATAAAGCAATTAAATCACTCAATCAACTTAGGATGATTGAGGATAGTCTTGTTATCTACAGACTATCAAGAGCACCAGAAAGAAGAATTTTCTATATTGATGTTGGTAATCTTCCTAAAGTAAAGGCAGAACAATATCTTCGTGATGTTATGATGCGTTATCGCAATAAGTTGGTATATGATGCTTCTACGGGAGAGATTCGGGATGATAAGAAATACATGGCAATGCTTGAAGACTTCTGGCTCCCAAGACGTGAAGGTGGAAGAGGAACAGAAATCACAACACTTCCAGGTGGACAAAACCTTGGAGAAATCACTGATATTGAGTATTTTAAAAAGAAACTCTTCCGTTCACTTAATGTTCCTGTCTCCAGAATGGATGGAGAAGGTGGATTTAACTTGGGGAGATCTTCTGAGATCCTAAGAGATGAACTTAAATTTAGTAAGTTTGTTGGACGTTTGAGAAAGAGATTCTCAAATATGTTTAATGATATGCTGAAAACTCAGCTACTTCTGAAGAATGTGGTGACTCCAGAAGACTGGGAAGTAATGAGTGAGCATATCCAATATGACTTCTTATATGACAATCACTTCTCTGAATTGAAGGATTCTGAACTTCTTCAGGAGAGATTGAGTAGTGTCGAAGCAGTTCAACCATATATTGGAAGATATTTCTCTCAGGATTGGGTACGTCGTAAAGTTCTTCACCAGACTGATGAGGAAATCCTTGAGCAGGATAAGTTGATTGAAAAAGAGATTAAGGATGGTATTATTCCTGATCCATCTACCATTGATCCAGCTACTGGTCTTCCATTAATGGATATGGAAGCAGGTGGATCAGCAGAACTTGGTCTTCCAGTAGACAATATCAAAGCGCCTATAGAGCCAGATTTAGAGAAACAAGGCAGTAAAACAAAGGCTTTTACACTACCTAAGGGTGGGGAGATATAAATACCTCAGTTACTGTAATATTGATTG